AATTTTAAGCCCCGCCGTCGCCGGACATCAAAGACCCCCCCCTTGGGTTTGATGTCGCACGACGCAAAACTGGTTGATGTCGGGGGACATCATAGCGACTTTGATGTCGTGGGACGGCGGGCTATAAAATTGACGCCCCGTTTTCCCCTGCCGCCAGACCCCAGGAAGCAGCAGAAATGGACATGCCTAACGAAATGCCCGCACCCGCACCCGCAGAAATCCACAAGGAGGTGGAAACCTGGGAATGTGTAATCTGCTACGAAGGTGGGAAGAAAACAGGTCAACTAACAATTGCCTGCGGACATACAATGTGCCTCGGGTGCTATACCTTGGAAGCCAAGCGAGTGGCAGGTCTAGGTCAAGAACTCAAGTGCCCATATTGCCGCCAGACAATCAGGTTGACCGAGGGACCCACCAAAGAGGAGCAGGATAAGATCAAGAACCACATCCGTGTCATCCAACTGGATAACCACCGCATCCAAGAACTCCAAAAGCAAATGGATGACATCAACAAACAAATCGCCGACCGCAAGGTCAAGGTACTCAAACTTGCCGAAGATACCGGAGCCGATATCGCACAGGTCCAAGCAGAGGTACTTCTAGTCCATATCCCTGCCGCCCAACCAGTGCGGGTCAACATGGCTCAAGCACAAGCACTGGAAGATGCGTTCAACGCAGCCCAACCCCCCATCGCACAACCCGCAAGAATCCAGCAACCCGTTCCAGCAATGCCCCCGCCGCATGTGCCGATGCCCCATCCCGAAAACGGAGTCCGATGCCCAGGTTGCCGGATCCACCGCCCCGCAGAAGATATCCGCTATCGCCACATCCCGATGGAGGACCGGACGCATAGGCTCAAGAGATGCGACCGATGCTTGCTGGTTGCCCGAAGGGAGCAGGTCATCTGGAGAAACGCACATTAAGCAAAAAAAAATAAAAAAACCCGGACCTAAAAATTGAGACCCAAAAAAGCCAACCTCCGTCCTCAGGGCGGAGGTTAGGTCAAGTAAAAAGAGTTGAATATGCCTGGCTTTGTGAACTACATCTTGAAGCATAAGCACTGGGATTCGGCGTGGGGAGATGTCGCAATGGACTTCGCCCACGAGCAATGCGAAGTTCAGCGGAACTGGGGATACAAGAAGATCAAGGCACATCTGGAGGAGAAAGGTGCGTGTGATCGGGTGATGTGTATCTTTGAGGAAATGTGGGAGGGATACAAAGCCAGCAAGGGTAGCATGGATGCCCAATGGCGGTTCGCACAGAAGCCCAAGGATACCCGCCGAGTCTAACGGGAGTATTGGAGCGGGAACAATACCGCAAGAAAACCAAAAACCAAAAATCCAAAACTCAAAATCTAAAAATGTGGTGGCGGCGGCGGACCAATATCCCCCCAAACCTCCCGTCCATTTTTTTAGAAATCTTGGCTGGAATTGAAGTCCAGTTTGCCGCATTCGTGACGCTCCCTGATAAGGGCGTATTCACTAACCTTGTGCTCAAAGAAGTTTGTTTTGCCTTCCAGTGCGATCATCTCCATAAACGGGAAGGGGTTCTGTGCCTGCCACAGTTTCGGCACGCCCAGTTGCTGGCAGAGGCGATTTGCGACGAAGCGGATATACTGCTTCATCAACTCGTCATTCATACCTATGAGGCGGCAGGGCAGGGCTTCTGTGATGAACTCCTCCTCAATCGCCACGCCGTCCTTAATGATTTGATGGACGATATCTGCGGGCAGCGGTTCCAGTTGTTTATAGTAGGCGACGGCGAAGTCGCAGTGAAGCCCTTCATCACGGGCGATGAACTGATTGCCTAATCCGAGCACAGGGCAGATGCCACGAGACTTGAGCCAGAAGATGGAGCAGAAAGCACCGCTGAAAAAGATACCTTCGCACACCGCAAACGCAATTAGGCGTACCCTGAAATCGTCGGCGGACTTAATGTACTTGATACACCAGTCTGCCTTCTTTTTGATTGCTGGATAGTTGATGATGGCGTTAAACAGTTCTGCCTTTTCCTCCTTATCTAGAATGAAGCTGTCTATCATATTCGCATAGACCTCCGAGTGGATACCTTCCATCGCAATTTGGAAACCATAGAAGAGTTTCACAACTGCGGAGGTGGACTCCCCATAGAAGCGAAGTGCCAGGTTTTCTGCGACTATGCCATCAGACCCCGCAAAGAAGGCTAGGATGTGCTTGATATAATACCGCTCATTGTCGTTCATCTTTTCCCAGTCTGTGTGGTCCCGCTGCTGAACCTGAACTTCGCCGGAAACCCAAAATGCGGTGATCGCCTTCTTATACAGGTCATAAAGTGGCATGTCCTTCGGCTCAATAGGCAGTAAACAGTAGGACATTTCTTAACGGACACAAAAAAGCAAAGCGTCCTATACGCTCCGATTTTACCTCTGTTTTCATTATGGATACCAGAGTTTACCATCCACGTCACTACTACGTCGGCGACGAGGGAGTCCAAGCAAAGCCCACACCGCTAGACCACGCTCCATCGGCTTCATTAAATCTGTCGCTATTTGATAGAGACGAATGGCAGCAGATAGTATCCACGGAGAGATTTCGTGGAATGAGAACTTGGAGGCTTACTTCAAGGGAACAGGTGAAAAAGCCCACGGTCTTGCTTGGATACATAAGAAAGGGGAAGAGATATACAGTTCTCGTAAGGCTTGGATAGATTTGCCGGTTATTGTGATGAGTTCGGTTGTGGGCTTTTGTAGCGTGGGGTCAACCAGCATCTTCGTGGGGATGCCCGGCGTAGCATCGCTTACGCTCGGCGTGGCTTCCTTGATCGTTTCGGTTTTAAACACGGTAGGGTCGTATTATGGACTTGCGAAACGGGCTGAGGGTCATCGTCTGGCGTCAATCCAATATGCTCGGTTGTTCCGATTTCTAAGCATTGAACTGTCGCTTCCACGGGATCAGCGGATGACTGCTCATGACCTGCTGAAATATACCAAGGACTCGTATGAAAGGCTTCAGGAGATTGCTCCATTGATTCCTCCTGAAGTTCAGGCTGAGTTTCATCGTAAGTTTGACTCTGTTCAGGATGTGGAGAAGCCGGAGGAGATGAATGGTCTATCACACGTTCAGGTATATCAAGAAGCAGTCCATATTGTATCGCCACGTCCCGATCAGACTTCTCAAACACCGGTTTCGTTCGCATTAAAAAAGAGTATACCCTCATTGGAATTGCCAGTCGCTGAGGTAAAGCGTCCGGTTTCGCCTTCGCCTTCTTCGGTTTCGGCGGTTCAAACAAGTCAACCGGTTTCCGTGCCCGCCGTGCCACAGTCCGCAGAGCCTCCAACGGAAAGCCAGTAATCTGTGCTAATTGTTCCAAATCTAGAAAACCAGTATCGGGTAGGTTATACTGGGCGAGGAACTTTTCCCTGATTGTTTTCATTACTACTAATCAGAGAGAAATGCCTTACGTGATTAAACCCTACAAGTATGCGGAGGGTCAGCGTGGCTACCGTGTGTATAAGAAGGACACGAATCAAGCGTTTAGTCATCATCCTTTAACGAGGGAGATGGCTGAACGCCAACTTCGGGCGATCTACGCCAGTGAAGGGAGACACAGCAGGATGAGTATGCGTGGTGGTAGCCAAACAGCAAAAGAGGAACAGGAGGATAAAGAAATCCTTGAGTACCCGCTGTCGGACGGTGATATCCGCAAGTGTCTACCAGACCTCAAGATTATTTCGTATCCCGATTTGAACGACATGTCGCATATTGAAGAAGCATTTGACTCTTACGGTAGGTGTTTAATTCTCTACCTGACAGAGAACGAGCATACTGGACACTGGGTGTGTATGTTGAAGAAGGGCGGGGTGATTGAATATTTTGACCCGTATGGGAAGTACCGCCCTGACGAGGAGGGGAAGTGGCTGACGAAAACCAAGCGTGAAGAATTGGACCAAGACTACCCCACATTAACTAATCTACTAAAAGCCAGCAAATATAAGGTCGTGATTAACCCCTATCACTTCCAAAAGGATAAACGGGACATTTCTACGTGTGGGCGGCATTGTGTAACCCGGCTCTACCATCGTGCGATGAATATCCGTGGATACAAGTCGTGGTTGGATGCGGAGTGTGAAAAGTATAGTTTAAATCCGGATGAGTTGGTCTCCGCTTTCACCTTCAAACTTATCAGGAAGTAATCTGCGGGGTTAGGACTAGCAAAAAAAAGCAGGTATAAGTAGAAATGTCATCGTATGCCCTACTGCCGAACTCCCGTGGTGATGCTGACACCATTTATTACACGGCGAATATCATCAACAACAACGTCAGCACGGCTGGTTCTGGTCCTGACCCAATTGCTACCTATACAGACACCCGTGACACGCCGATCCTGAAGGATGCGAATGATTACGAGTGCTGTGTGCTGAAGTGTAAGATACAGGGTGGAGGCAAGACGCTTCCGGTTCTTATCCCGCAGATCCAGCAGGGTTCCGCAATTAACAACACGGCGTATAGTGTGACGCTCAGTGCTGTTGTATGGGATGCCACAGCCAGTGCCGTAAAGTATGCTCAAAGCGATGAGACATTCATCCAGTGGATTCCGGAGAACTATGATTCAGGTACATATGTCCCTACAACGGCTACGCCCACTCAGAACGAGTCC